AGCTATTCAAGGATTGTTATGAATGTGGTAACATCTCGCTGTTTGGGAAACAGTGGAAGAAGTTTACAACCGCTATTCAGAATTCGTTGCTAAACAACATACTACAAGAGCGGCCACGGGCCCAACTTGAGACAGTTGTCGCAAACTTTCCTACAGCGAAGCGAGTAGTAGCATTGCTACTCAGGCTGGGAATCCCCATCCTGACTGGTCCCAGTGGGAACAGAGAACGCCTTTGGCTGGTGGCTCACTTGACGCAGTCACGCTTCCTTCCGGGACCTTCCCGGAAAGAATGCTTGAGCGCTGTCGTCGAGCTTAAAGATCGACTAACCGGGCCGCGACCGGATGGGAGCCATTGGCAAACGTCCGATGCGCAGTTCGCTTCCGTCGAACTTGCATGTAGCACAGTTGGATCAGAGAACCGGAATTCCCGGTATTCAAAAGACGTGAGATTCTCACATCTTTCTCTATCGAACTCTGCATGTCTCGAGTATACGAGAAAGGAAGGAGGAAAACTCTCCATATTATGGGGAAGCTTCCGCGAGTTCTTAGATTCTAAGGTCTCGGACCATTTCTCGATAACTCTGAAATCTGACGACGACTTAAGGCAGATGCAAGACCTTCTTCGATCCGCCAAAAGAGCTGTCAGTCAGTTAAGTAACAAGAGGGTCAACCTTAGTACAGAATCCCCTAGGGAGATCTATACAAAAGGCCGGCACCTCTTGAGGGCTAGGTTGGACCACGCCGTTCGGACAACTACCATTGGTAGGATACCGCCCGGAATGACCCAACAAATGATCTATGACCTCTACCATCCAGAGCTCCCCGAAGTTTCGCGGAGTTCACCTGGTTGGCTTGCTATCTCCCTTCAGGATTCCTGATGAGAAACGTAGAAGATGCATATGATATAGCCGTCCTCAATCTCGCAGCGCGAATTGAAAGGAAGGAAAAGGAGCAGACCGGCGTCTTCGATGCTATTGGCAACGAAGTATGCTCAAAGGAACACATCGACCTCCCAATTTGGAAGATCGCTTACCTATCTGAACCTATTAAAGCAGATTTCTTCCGAGAGCACCTGCCATTGACAGATGCTGACGGAGAGAAAATTCTGGACCTCCGTGCAGGCGTAGACAGCCGATTCGGCATGTTGCTATTCCTGTGGTCGGAGACTCAATATCGGAAATGGACGTCCAATGGACGGTTACCTTTGCCGGTGGATCCGGTACCCATATCCGAACCGGGCGTTAAAGCACGGATCGC